TTTTTTCGCCAAACGATTTACAGATATTATCCAGTTTAACCACAATTTTACCCGAAGGTCTTTTTTGCTTAAACATAAAATTGGGGCTTACCCGAGAGGATTTTTTAATATCGGGTAATTCATCCTGATAGCGCTTAGCCACTTCCATATGCTTTTTTCCTTAATTGGTCAATACGCTGCTGTCCTTGCATCATATTTTTAGCGAGTTGATCATAATCAACTTTTGCCCCAATTTGGGCAACTATCGTTTTGTCGATATAAACTGCATTCACCGCGTGATATGCCGTATCTGCAATGTCATCAAAGCGATGTGTGCCATTAGCTGTGATATCTTTCATATGGTCAGTACACATTTTCGTATGTCTGCCCATTAAAGGCAATGATATCAATTTTGCGGCGACATGGTATTGCATATCGATGAATCGCTGTATCTTGCTTTTGGATTTGCTGGTTCGGTCAATGCCAATTACCTTCAGACCTTGCGTATTCTTCAAAACGCTTATGAGTGTCACACCTGTAGATTTTTTCTCGATAATCGCGCATTTTGGCTGAACCTTATACGTCATGCAGGATGACCAGAAATCTAAAAATTCCGATTCTAAATCCTTAGGCTCGCATTGAAACTCTTTACAATCAAGCCAGTGCAATCCATACAGCTCATCGACATCCTTATCTTTCACTTTGATTGGGTACACACCCCAGAAAGAAAAAACCGTTTTATCGTTCCATTCATCCTCAGTTTCGGATGTATCAACCGTAATGAATGTAATCAGCATATCAGGGGCTTTCTCAAGCAATACAAAGTTTTCCTCTAGAAACAGCCCACCACCTGCAGGAATTGGCTCTTGTTGAAATTGCGATGAATAGACATAGGGTTTGTATTTTTTCATGGACTTTAGTTTTTCAAGCGGCATCACCTCCGGATATCTCGCATTACCCGCATCATCCATACCCTTAATGATAACCTTATCCCAATGCTGCCCATCATCACCACTCATGAGATAGGCGAAAATATCACGCTGATGTAAGCGTTGGCCAAACACCACAATCGGCACTTTGAATCCGCGACAACGTGGCACAATCGTTTCATCAAAGTTTTTAATTATTTTCTCTCTGATAACGTCACTATGAACCTCATCTGGTTTATGTAAATCATCTACAAATACCCCACCAGAATATCTATCCATAGCAGGTAAACCAGCATCACGCCCAGTAACAGGCCCAGAGCTCCCAAAGGCAGCCACCGCGCCACCTTGAGATGTCTTAAAAAAATCCTTAGCAGATGAATCACGATTTATCTCCACACCGAAAAGTTTACGATAAATGGGTAATTGCATTGTTTGGCGTATGGTATGCGTATGACTGGATGCAAGCTCATGAGCATAAGATATATATAATTCGTTCGAATCTGGATACCAGGCTTTACCCCAGCAAATGAAATTTTTGATTAACTCACTCTTAGACCAACCAGGTGGGCAATTGATTAGTAATCGCGTAATATGGCCATGAAATACATCCTCAAGCGCTTTGCATATCGTAATAAAATGAGATTCATTAGACATCGGCTTGCTGATAATAAAATCACGGCCTGTTCGCTCTTTGAATATAAAGCGATTGAATAAATAGAAATCGGATAATAGATCAATCCTCAGTTGTTGGAGGTCGTCCATCGGCATCACTCTTAAGCTTATCAACCAACATCTTGGCCTTAGCTAACAGGGCATCCTCATCGCCATTCTCAACTGTAATGACACGACCATATTCACGCGGAAAGATTCGCTCAAGTTTCCACGCGGCGGCTTGCCAGTGATGAGTCGCGGCTGCATCAATTTGCTCTAGCCATTTGCAAGCCGCAAGTGCGCGAGCTTTTCGGACTTGCTGAAAGAAATCATAATAGATTTTATCCTCATGCTTTTCGATTTCCTCATCGGATAAATCTATCATCTCATTAGCAATCTTATGCCATTCGTTGAAAGTGTTATATTGAATGCCGCCATATTCGGCAGAAATTTTATAATTAGCACCTTTTGACAAGGCAAGTAAAATGCGTTGCCTGATATCAGAATCTAAAATCTTAGATGGTGCGCCCCGTTCCCGCCTTCCTTTCATTTGCGACCTCCTCGAATGATGATCCGTTAGATTCAAGTATTGCCTTTTTAACTGTGAACTTTTCCCATCTCTTTATAATGACATCACAATAGCTAGGTGATATTTCCATCATATAACATTTTCTGTTTGTTTTCTCACACGCGATTAACGTGGAACCTGATCCACCGAATAAATCTAATATTGTTTTAGATTCTGGTGCATATTCATCGAACGCCCATATAGCGAGAGCGACTGGCTTTTGTGTTGGATGGCATCGTTTCTCACCCTGCTCGGACCCTTTAATCATCCCTTTCCAAAGATGTCGAAAGATGCGAACGGATTTGTATTTTGATTTCACCCAGGCAAGCTCACAATCTGAATTGCTATCACGCTCATTATCCTCTACTCGCTTATCCCAAACAGCCCAATTTGCTGAATCCGGTAAGTGACTGCAATAATGATTAGCGCCCCAAAAAACCAAGACGTTAATACCAAGGCCATAACAAAAATTGAATGCCGCAATAGCTGTATCAGTCGAATCATCTCCGATGATCTTTTCATATTGTCCTGCCTCTGCAACTTGCGTGCGCTTTGATCTTACTCTATCTGTATTTTCATTTATGCCATAAGGAGGGTCAGTAAATACCATATCAATAGATATATCAGGAATAAGCTTATCAATATCGGTAACAGCGAGTGAGTCACCACATACTAAACGATGGTCGCCAAGATGCCAGATATCACCAAAAACGGTAATAGGTTCGTGAGCAAAAACAGGAATCTCATCCTCAGTTGCATCAGTATCATTTTCATCAAGTTTTAAATCCATTATGCGCGTTAATTCTTTATCATCGAGTCCGGTTAACGATAAATCTAAACCAGCTGCAGATAATTCTCTTAGCTCAATTGAAAGTAATTCATTATCCCATCCCGCATCAAGAGCAATACGATTGTGCGCGAGGATATAGGCGCGTTGCTGCTCTTTGCTGAGATGTGAAAGCATGATGGTGGGTACGGTCATCATCCCTAAAAGCTTTGCAGCCTCTAATCGTCCATGACCAGCTATCACGCCATTTTGTGCATCAATTGCAATTGGATCGCAAAATCCAAATTCTTTGATAGAGGATGCAATCTTTGCTATCTGGTCTTTGCTGTGTGTGCGGGCGTTATTTGCGAAAGGGATTAAACTAGAAATAGGCAGATCAATAACTTGAATTGGCTCCATCGGATATCCTTATCCATTTAAAACTGGCAACAAAAATATGAGTATCAGTCAAGGAGAATTGTTGCCAGTTTGTTGTCACTTTTTCTTTTTCATTGGCATCTTTTCTTTCTTGTCTTTCATCGGCATCTTTTTGCATGGTTTCATGTTAGCTCCTTAATATCTATCGTAATTCTTTGATGACCACTCAGATGCAAGCCTGAGATTGTCCCTTTTCAGGAGGGATGACTTTAACGCACTTAGCCCATGGTCATCTGATCTCGGTGATATACCCGACTACCGATACGCCGCTATTCACCCCTGGAGCGGGGCTGGTATTCATGCCTGATATTATCGCGTGGCTCAGGCAAACCACGATCATAGGCCGACAGTATTCGCCTTTGCGATTCTTACTAGCGTCATTCCGACCGGCTAGCGCGGCTCTAAACGCAGTCTAACCTCTCATTAGATGAGACTATTGCGAGGAATGATTGATAATCAGCGGGAATCGAACCCACAACCTATACGGCATTTTAAGCCCGGCGTGTTCTACCATTGAACTATGATTACCCGAAAAATAGTATGCCGCTAAGTCGTTGATAGTTCAATTGCTTTTTATATACTCATTAAAATGTTATCTAGAGGTGTTTACATAGTATTACTACAGTGATACTATGGTAACACTTAATAACCTGCTACGGAGTCAAGTAAATGAAAGATAACAAAAACCAAGTAACCACCTTAACCGCCTCAGAAATCAATTATGTTTATACCTGCTGGAAACAAGCTTATTCAACCGCTTACCCAGACTTTGAGAATTATTTAAAAATCGCCATTCGCGGCAAAGAAATTACCGGCACAATTTACGCATAACCAGAAAGGGGCGAAAGCCCCTCATCATAATCTAGTGTGAGGTCAAGTAAATGAAAAAAATCACAAAAGCCACATTCAAGAGCTTTATCAAAAAGAACGAAGGCAAGCTGTTTATACAATGCGTATCGAGCTTTGATGGCATATTCGATGGCGTTGAGTATGTGCACGACACATTAGGCTATAACGGAATCTGGCTGGTTGGTGGCAGCCGCGATTATTTCACCGCCTTTGATAACGGCGACTTTACCGGCTATGAAGTTTACAACTGTTGCGGCTCGTTTATCATAGCAACCCAAAAACAACAGGCCGCGGAATAAGCGGTATTAGTGAAGTCAAGTAAATAGAGGAGATAATAAATATGTATAAAATTTCAAAAATAAAAGATGGTAAAGAATACTGGCTCAAAAAAGATTCCTTCCTAGAAAATTATCAAAATAGGCCAGTCTACATGGCATACGCAAAAGACAAGGAAAATAACGACTATATTTTAATTTGGGAAATTAATGATATTGATAATTTTGACGAAACTGAACCGGAAGATGCATGCGATTGGGATGATTTTATCGTGAATGCATTATAATAATGAATCAATTACGATTACCAAAATAAGAGAAATAGATTCCCCAATGAGGATAAAGAATGGTATTTGGCTGCAGCTCAACAAGTAATTGATGAGGGGTCAAAAGATGGCGATTCAATTCCAAATATAATTAACAGATTATTTTAAATAACTAAAAGAGGAGAAAAAAATGAAAAGTTTAGATAAAATGCCATGCGTATTAATTGAGG